TGCCGACCTTGCAAGAATAGCGATACAGAAAAACATCACGGGTCAAATCGCTGCCGGTATGGGCGGTGCAAGTGGCGGGAATATATTTGCAAGCATAGGTCGCGCATTTGGCGGTTTCTTTGCAAATGGCGGCAGACCGCCACGCAACAAGGTTTCAGTCGTGGGCGAAAGAGGCGCAGAATTGTTTGTGCCAGATGGCGTTTCTGGCACTATTGTGCCTAATGGCGGTGGCGGCAGTGTTGTCGTTAATCAAACGATTAACCTATCGGCTGGCGTTTCTCAAACAGTACGCACCGAAGTGATGAATATGTTGCCGCAAATACAAGCCGCATCGCAGTCTGCCATTCTTGATGCCAAACGGCGCGGCGGTTCTTTTGCTAGTGCGTTTGGGGGTTAATTATGACAATCAGTTATCCGCTTACATTTCCAACGCACACAGGCGTTTCTAGCGTTAATTTGATTGCGCGTAATGTTATTGGGCAAACATCATCGCCATTTACAATGGCAACGCAAACATATCAATTTCAAGGTGCGCGATGGGAAGCTGATATTTCATTACCGCCAATGAAGCGAGATGATGCCGAAGTTTGGATTGCGTTTTTTATGAAGCTTTACGGTTCTGTTGGATCATTTTTGCTGGGTGATCCGAATGGAGCAACGCCACGCGGTTCAGCGGCCACAGCCGCTGGCACACCGGTTGTTAATGGCGCAAGCCAGACTGGTAACAATTTAAACATTGATGGCCTTCCTGCGTCTGCAACGGGCTATTTAAAGGCCGGTGACTATATCCAGCTTGGAAGCGGTGCTTCGGCGCGGCTTTATAAAGTGCTAGATGATGTTAATAGCAACGCCAGCGGGCAAGCCACGTTGACTATTTGGCCGGATTTAAGATCATCACCGGCTGATGGTGCAAGCGTTGCCGTTAGCAGTGCAAAAGGTCTTTTTCATTTATCAACACCGGCAACAGACTGGCAGATCAATAATGCCGGTTTTTATCAAATTACATTTGGCGCGATTGAAAAGCTATGACCAGATCATTAGGCACAGATTTCAATAACAGTTTATCAGCGGCATCATTGAAGCCGTTTTTTGCTGTGCATTTTGCATTTGATGGCGGTGATCTGCGCCTATGGACTGGCCTTGACACGCTAACTTTTGGCGGTGAAGATTATGATGGCGGCGGTAATATGCTGTCAATCAGTGACATCGATGAAACCAGCGAAATCCGCGCAACAAATGTCAGCGTTGGTTTGTCTGGATTGCCATCATCGATAGTCGCGGCTGCGTTGACAGAAAATTATCAAGGCCGACCAATGACGCTTTATTTTGGCACTTTAGATGCTAATGGCGCAATCAACAATGACCCATATGTTGTTTTTAAAGGGCAGATGGATCAAATGAGCATTCAAGAAAGCGGCGAAACAGCGACCGTTGTGATTGACTGTGAAAGCCGTTTGGTTGATTTGGAAATGGCGCGGGTTAGAAGATACACCAGTGAAGATCAAAAAATTGATTACCCAAATGACAAGGGATTGGAATTTATAGCCGATTTACAAAACAAACAAGTCGTTTGGGGTAAAAAATAATGAGTTGGTTTTCAAAGTTTGTTGGCGGTGTCAAAAAGGCAATCAAAGACCCAGTAACTCTAGTAACAGCGGGTATTTATGCCTTAAGTGGCAACTATGCAATGGCCGCGACCACAATAGCGGCGTCTGGTGCAGCCAATGCGTTAGCACCCGCCCCGCAAGCACCTACCGCTGCACAATATTCTGATTATACATCGGAAGCATTAAACCGCACGCAAATGATAAAACAGCCAATCGTGCCGCGCCGTTTTGTTTATGGTGAAACCCGACTTTCTGGCGTTTTAGCTCATATTGAAAGCACTGGCAACGATGAATATTTGCATCTTGTTATTTTGTTGGCATCGCACGAAATCGACAGTTTTCAAACAATATATTTAAATGATGAGGCTTTGACGCTCGATGGCAGTGGAAACGTAACAAGCCCGTCAAGGTTTGATGGCAAAGTGCGCGTTAAATTGCACACCGGCAGCACCACGCAAACAGCCGATGCTGACCTTGTTTCTGAAAGTGCGGTCTGGACTAGCAACCACCGACTGCAAGGCATTGCATATATGTATGTGCGACTACGCTTTGACAATGATGTGTTTCCGACTGGCATCCCTAATTTCAGCGCAAAGATACGCGGCAAAAAACTATATGATCCACGCACAACAACCACTGTTTATTCATCAAACCCAGCATTAGCCATCCGCGACTATTTAACAGATACAACCTATGGATTAGGCTGCGATGCGGCAGAAATAAACGACACAGACTTCATCGCTGCGGCAAATGGTTGCGAAGCTAGTATACCGCTTGCCGCAGGCGGCACAGAAAACCGCTATGAAATCCACGGCACTTTGGCAACTAACAATTCGCCAAAACGCATTTTAGAAGAAATGGTTACAAGCTGCGGTGGCACAGTGTCATATGTTAATGGCAAATTTACATTGAAAATTGCGGAATATAGGTTGTCAACGATCGTATTCGATGAAGATGATATAACTAGCCCGATCACAATTTCAACAAAGCGCAGCAAGCGTGATAATTATAATGCTGTTAAAGGCGTATTTTCGCCACCTACAACAAATTATGTGCCAACAGATTACCCAGCACTGACTGTTTCATCATTTGAAACAGATGATGGCGGGTTGCGTAAATTCCTTGATTACAATTTACCTTACACGACAAGTCACACAATGGCGCAAAGGCTGGCAAGAATTGCGCTCTATCGCAATCGGCAGCAAATCACAATGTCAGCAACATTCACAATGAAGGCATTTGATGTTTCTGTTGGTGATAGCGTGCAGATTTCAAACAGCCGCCTTGGATTTTTCGGCAAGATTTTTGAAGTTGCAGAATGGTCGTTTTCAGTTAGCGATGATGACAATGGTATGCCAGTGATGAATGTGACGTTGTTTTTGCGTGAAACAAATTCGGCTGTTTACACTTGGCTTACTGGTTTTGAAAAATTTTTTGAACTTGATAACACAAATTTGCCAAATCCGTTTTCAGTACCGGCTCCAACTTTGACAGCGTTTGACGAATTAGATTTATTTAACCAGCAAGCAATTTCTGTTTTGGTTGCTAATGTGGAAAGCACAAGCGTTTATGCCGATCAGTTTGAGGTGCAAGCAAAGCTATCAACAGATACAGTTTATAAATCGCTGGGCATAGGCAGTGGCAATCGCTTCACGCTTGTTAATGTGCAAGCTGGTGGCGTTTATAACATCCGCGCAAGATCAATTAGCAGTCTTGGCGTTAAATCTGCATTTGCCACGCTAAATCATACGATTGTCGGGCAAGCTGCGGTTGCTTCTGATGTTACAAATTTCAGCGTTAATATTGTTGGCGCAAGTGCAGATTTAAGCTGGACAGCCAGCACTGATGCAGATTTGTCGCATTATGTTATTCGGCATTCGCCTTTGACCACTGGCGCAACTTTTAACAACGCGCAGACCGTTGTGAAAAAGGTTCCAAGACCAACAAACACCGTTATCACGCCAGCTAAAACCGGCACATATTTTGTTAAAGCGGTCAACAAATTTGGTTTTCAAAGCGCAAACGCAGCAAGCAGCATAGCGTTGGTCGATCAAATCGATGATTTAAACCTTGTTACAAGTCTTTCGGAGCATAGCGATTTCACCGGCACAAAAACCGATTGCGTTGTGATTGATGATATTTTGCGGCTAGATACGACTAACCTGTTTGATAGCGTTGCCGGTAATTTTGACGATGCGACCGGCTTGTTTGGCGGTGGTTCTGGTTCCGGCTTTATTGCAAGCAGCGGCACATATGATTTTGATGGATATATTGACCTTGGCGCAGTGTTTACAGCAAACACGACAGCAACATTAAAATTCACACAGCTATCGCAGCACACCGGCACACCGGCTGGCGGTGCAACTGACGTTGATCTGTTTGTCAGCACAACGCAAGACGATCCCGCTGGCAGCCCAACGTGGACTGCTTACCGGCAATTTGTCGTTGGAGCATACACCGCAAGAGCTTTGCGGTTTAGGGCAGTTCTGACAAGCACAGACAGCAAAGAAACACCGGCTATTTCAGAGTTGACCGCAGAAATTAGACTGCCGACCAGAACGCAATCTGCAAACGATATCCAAAGCGGTGCAGGGGCAAAGGCGGTTACGTTTGCCACGCCATTCAAATCGCTTGGCGCGGTGTCAATTTCTGTCGGGGATATGCAATCCGGCGATTATTATGCTATAACTAGCAAGTCGGCATCTGGGTTCACGATCACGTTTTACAATAGCAGCAACGCAGCGGTTGATCGTTTGTTTGATTACGTTGCAACGGGGTTTTAAATGTCACAGCACGATTTTAACATTGCCAACCAGACTTTTCCCAGCTTTCGGTCAGATTTGAACGATGCGCTGCAAGCTGCGGCGACCATAAGCGCGGGTGCAACAGCCCCGACAACGCCATATGCCTATCAGCTTTGGTTCGATACCAGCACAAATACATACAAAGCGCGAAACGCTGCTAATTCTTCGTGGATTTCATTGTTTGGCACAGATTTAACAAATGGTGGCATCACCTTCGGCGACAACGACAAAGCCATCTTCGGTGCTGGGTCTGACCTACAGATTTATCACGATGGGTCAAATAGCATTATTGATGACACTGGCGATGGCAGATTGTATCTTCGCAGTGATCCGGGCGTTATTATTTCAAAGTATACTGGCGAAACCTGCGCCCAGTTTAACGCTGACGCTGACGTAAAGCTATACTACGACAACGCAGAAAAACTCGCCACCACCGCCACAGGCATTGACGTAACAGGCACTGTGACGGCTGATGGGCTGACGGTTGATGGTAATGGAACTGCCACAATAACGACATCTTTGCAAAACCCTTTGCGATTA